CAGAGGCTTTAGAGGAATACAGAAAGAACAATGAACTTGTGGGTTTCGCTGATCCTAATTTTAAATATCCACAATATCCGAATGAGAAGTCTGGCCATACTCTTGGTGAGAGTGATGTAAATCGTCTTGCCAGAGGTGACGGTGATTTCATACATAAAGTCGTAGAAGAAAAACAAACTATTGCAGAAAACTTTTCGGAAGTAGAAACTGCCTTTTCCTCAAACTTTGAACTGCCTGTAGAAAACAGCGTAAACTTTTCAAGATATCCTTTCAATCATGTTTTTGAATCTGAGTCTGGTCACATAAGAGAATATGATGACACATACAATGAAGAAAGAATACAAGAGTATCACAGGTCTGGAACGTATTACGAAATAGATGCTGGTGGTAACA